TGATATTGTTGTTTGTGATGAGCCAAGTACAAAATCAAGTGTATTATCACCATCTTCAAAAGTAACAGAAATACCTGTTTCAGTATTAGAGCTTACCATGCCTCCGACAGCATCAGTAATAACTTCATTTAAAGTTGCACCATTTACTGTAATAGCATCTGCCTCTAATGTTCCATCTATATCAGCATCGCCAGATATATCTAAAGAACCAGCATCTAGTTCTCCTGTTAATGTTACATTTCTAAAACTTGCAATATCTTTGTTGCTATCTACTACTACTGCTTTAGAAGCTGCAACAGTTCCTGCTGTAACTCCATCAATAGTTTCTAGTTCTGCTTCACTAATATCTGCTGAACCAATAACAAAACTTGTACCTGTGATAGTTGTACCTGTAATAGCTGCTGCACTTGAGCCACCTATTATTGCTCCATCAACAGTACCACCATTTATGTCTGCAGTATCAGCCACTAGGCTATCAATATTGGCAGTACCATCAATGAATAAATCTTTAAATTCTAAACTAGATGTTCCTAAATCAATATCATTGTTTGTTATAGGAACTATAGCTCCATCTTGTATTCTTAATTGTTGTACTGAAGAGGATGATACCTCTACATAAAATTCTATATGATTGTTTGATGTATCTATTAATACTTTGTTGTTTGGGGAAGTTTCTCCAGCATCTCCTATAAGACCTATAACTGGTCCTTCTGCTGTTGTACCATCGTGTTTGTGTCCTGTTGAATTATTAAATGCAGCTAATAATTGATTAAACTCATTATTAAATAATGCTGCTGTGATGGTATCACCATCGTTGATTGTACTCTGTCGTGTATAACTTGCCATATTTTATCTCCTGCCTGATGGTATGTAATCAACATAAAAGCCATTTACAATGTATGAAGCTTTTGTATCATTACTTTGTATTCTAAAATTATTACTACTTCCACTACCTACTAAAGGTATTCTTACTAAAGGTTGTTCTGATGCTCCAAATTTATTAGTACCAAATACTGCTGTACCAAATACTGAAGGAGCTGGAACTGAGTCTAAAGTTATATCAGCTGGTTGAGGAATATCCAAACTATCATAATCAAATCTTACTCGTAAGTCTGGTTGTATCTCATCCTCTGGACCAAAAGATATTTTTATATAATGTAAAGTCTTTAATGTACCAAAATCACCATAATCATAATTAGGTGTTTGGTATCTTGCATCTATTGCTGAACCATTAAAGTTATTACCTGTATCATGTAAATATACAAAACCATTTGTATCGCCATGATAATAAACCTCTACTCCATTGTTATCAAAGTTAGAACCTATAGCTGTAACTTCAATACCTAAAGTTTCTGACCATTGAAATCCATTAGGTCTTAATGTACCTATGACTCCTTTTTGTGAAGAATCAGAAGCACTTGTTTTTGTGTAATATAATCTGTATTGTGATTTTTCTCTAATTACCAGACTATTAATTACAAAATCATTTATTGTCTCTGCTAAATCGCTTATAAGTGGTTGTATCTGTTTACTAATAGTTCCCAACTCCACATCGCCAATCCTTACAGTACCAGCGACTGTTCTAAGACCATCTGGTGCTAAAAATATTAAGTCACCACCAATCTCTTGAATACTATAACCACTTAAACATCCCACATTCTTTGTAACTGGAACTACTGCTATGTTATTTGAATCTTCTATATTTACTAATTTAAAAATACTATTTCTACAAAATATAAATAATTCGTTCCTGAAACTTTTTATCCCTACAATTTGGTCTTCTAAAACTATGCTTCCAGAGCCTGTACCAGAAAAGTCTGTAGGGTCAATAGTATTTCTATTAGTTCCTGAAACTGCACTATAAAATATAGTATTTAAATTATCTTCTACTCCAGCTGCTATTAAATGTTTATTATGCAAAGCTATAAACTTTACATGTTTAGAACTTGTAACATCAACTTCTTCTGAAAAGAAAGTTCTAGAAGTTAAGATACCAGTTCCTTCCATTCTAAAACTGTAAATTTTATTAGCTCCATCTGCCATGAATACTGTGCCATAATCAGAGGTAGCTGTTTCAAATAAAGCAAACTGTACTTGTCCTTGACTTGTTCTGTTTAAAACACTTCTGCCAGTAAAGGTACTATGATTATCGCCACTTGATGCTACTGAGCTTCTATTTATTTGTAACCAACTTGTTCCTGTATTACTAAAATAAATATCATCACTTACACAAGCTATAACTCCATCTGCGTAAGGAAATACTCCTAATATAGTATCTACTGAACCTGAAGGTTTAACAGCACTATCACCACCAAACTTAGCAAAACCACTTACTCTTCTGTAGCCTCCTTTTACAGAAACTTCAAAATTTTGTAACTTCGTTGCTACTCCGGGAGTTCTTACTAAATCTAAAGCATTAGAAGCAGTAACTAATCCTCCATCACAAGCAACTGCGTAAGGTTGTGAACGAGCCATAATTAAAAATAAGTTCTATCGTCTGTCATAAACTTAGGAGCAGGATTTATTAAATTTGACTTCATGTATTTCATAGCTTTTTTATAATCCTCTAAAGCAAATGCTGCTTGTTGAGGAGATTCTTTAAATTGCCAAATGTAATATCTTGCTCTTGAAGTTATAACATTACTATACTGTTCTGGTAATACTATGGTGTCGTCATGTGCTGATAAAGCTGTGGGTTTTGTAAAGGCATAAAAATGCACATTATAAACTTTATCAGGTATCGGACTTAATCCAAACTTTCTATTATCTGGAGACTTAATTACAAATCTAGGTTCTCCAAACTGTTGACTACCAGCATCATCTTCGTTTTCGCTATCTCTGTAGTATCTTCGCCACTCATTTAAATTTACAAATCGTAAACCTTTTGATACATGAGGAGCTGATTCTCCAGAAACATTTATTGTTGTTAAATAAAAATCATCCCAATCTATTGAAGCAAAGTCAGTTGTTATGCTTGAACTACTAGCATTTAATAAATACCATCTAGTTCCTGCAACTGTAGCAACTGTAGTATTGCCATAGAAAGGGTCTGTACTACCACTAACTCCAGCTGAAAAGAAAGGTAACTGTGGTTCTTGATTAGCAATATCAAATATAGATTTATTTATTGCATCTTTAACAAATGCTTGAAATCCTACTGCTCCTGAAAAACTAGAAGAAGTAAGAGGAACTTCATTAAGTTCTCTTAACAATTCATTTGTTAAATCAAGATATGTTGTTGCCATTATTTTTTCTTTTTCTTATTAGCTTTTAAAGACCTTTCTAAAATTTTAGCTTGACCAGCATGACTTCTAGAAGCTTTCTTTAATGCAGCTATTAATTTTTTTGTTTGTGCTTCACTTAACATTTTATTTACTGTGTACCTTTTGTATTGCAAAGTTTGCCATTAAACTTGCACCTTTATGTGGTTTATAACCACCTTTAGGATTTTTCATTAATTTAAAGCTACCATTTTTTTGTTTCATCCAATGATAACCTTTAGGTGCTTTAACTTTCATTATTTATCTTCTTTTGATTTTAATGATTCGTTATATCCTACATCGCCTCGACATGCCTTTTCTAGGTCTCTTACTGAACCATAGTCGTGCATACCACCATGTTTCATAGGCAATCTTTGAGGTTTGCCTTTCTCACCACCACCGGGATAGCCTTCTCTACCACCCATTGCGTAACCACCTCTTTTATAAGGCATTTTTTCTTGTTGTGCTTTACCACCTTTTTTCATTCCATGGTCCATAATTATTCTCCTTAAAAAAATGGAAGGGTCCGAAGACCCCTCCTAACTATTTCTAGTCTATTGCGTAAAATGCTGAAACTAATGCTTCAGGTCTTAAAACTTTTACTCCATAAACATGCAATCCTCTAACGATATCGCCAAATGAATCTGGGTCTCTTAGGACCTCAGTTGAGATAATTGTTTGAGCAGTTGCTGTTGAGGAAATATGTCCAGCTAACACTTTACCACTTGCTGTAGAAGCAGCAGCAATGTTATTAGATTTGTACATATTAAAGCCTCTTAACATTCCACTAGAAACTAAACCATTTCTAATAGAACCTTGACCTGCGTTAAAGTCAACACTTAGTAACTTAGAGCCAGATTGAGATAGTTGCTCATAAAAACTTGGAGGAGCAACAAACCATCTACCTTCTTCAGGTACATTTTGCTCGTCAAGTAATCTAGCCATAAAAGCCATAACATCTAATGGGTCTGTTCCTGTTCCATCAGAACCTGTAAGGTCGATAGAATTAGAACCACCTTGATGCTGACCCATTGTTTGTGTAGCTGCTGCTGCATCTGCACCTAAAATGTGG